TCTTACGACCAAACTGATTTTCCTTAACTACATCCAAATCTTCCTTAAGTTCGGTCATTTCTTCTTCGATACGATATTCGAGGAAGGTGTCGATCTTGTCAACAATTTGATCTAGTTCTTCACCTAGCTTTTCAGCTAGAGCCTTCTTTTCTTCTACTAGCTTACCAGCAAATTCAACTTCGAGATCGCGGAAAGAAGCGATGTCTTCCTTCAACTCATTGAGTTCATCCTTAAGCATCGTATCGATGGCTTCTTGAACGCTTTCAACGAGAGCTTCACGGTCCTTAGTGTACTGTTCAACTAGCTCAGCACGTACTTCCAAGGTCAACTCATCGCGCATACCCTTAACAGCAGCAGCGAATTGTTCTTGAATCTGACCTTTGGTTTCTTCGCTAAGGAGTTCTGATTCTAACAGTTGCTTTAGAATTTCATCCATAAAAGTCTCCTTTTTCTTATTGTGATTCACATGATTTATTTATAGAGAAGCTAAAAATTTTTGTGAATTTTTAGTGTGCTTCCCGCCTCAACAATCATTTTGATTGTGAATCGTTGTTGTTAATTATTTATAGAATTTCAGAAAATCACTACGACTTTATTCGTCGTCAGTCTCGGTCACTTCCACTTGTGGATTGACGAGTTCACGCATTCTTGCCTGGAGATAGTTGTGGAAATCAACTGTGGCTTCTTCATTACGGTCGTGCACGATGTTCGTTAGCATCGACTTCAAATGTTCTTTCTTGTCCATGTGAATAACTCCTATGTGTTATGTTGTATAGTCTTTATTTATAGTGCAAAAAAGCGCTGGAATTCCAGCGCTTTCTTTTTTACGTAGATTACGAATTAGGACTTGTCTGTCTTGCGAGAGATGAAGTCGGTTCCAATGTTCTTGTGAACCTTACCGTCCTTCGACATTTTGATATCGAAACTGCCATTTGGATTTTCCTTAACAACCGTAGCTTCCTCTTCACCTTCGTCATAGCCATGTTCAGCAGCTAGATCGAAGTTGACGAGATCGCCAGCCTTAAGGTTGCTTGGGTTTGCCCATTCCTTTTCAGTGGTCTCATGAAGGAACGCTTTGAAAGATAGCTTCAGACCTTCTTCGATCTTGACCTTTTCCTTCTTGACTTCCTTCTTGTCCTTCTTAGGCTTTTCTTCTGGTTCCTCTACTGGCTCCTTGTGCTTCTTCTTTGGAGCCTTTTGGCGAACAATCTTTGCATCCGAATCAGACAATTCCTTCTGTGCCTTACGGACAATCATCTTGGCCTGACGGTCAGTTGGATCCTCAGGAAGATCCTCGAGACCAGACACATAGTCAGCGAGTTTGTCCTTTGCATCAGAATCCAAATCCTCAAGACCATAAATGAAGTCTCGAATGCTTCCTGGTAGTTTCATTTTTTATTCCTCAGATGCCTTAACTAGCTTGTCGTATAGTTCACCAATGCTCTTTTGTAGAGCTTCGGCGTCTGATACAACTGAGCTGTATTCTTGGAAATCGAAGCTGAAATTCTGTTCAGTTTCTTTCATCCATTTGTTTAGAGCCTTACTCTTCAACACTAGTACAACATAGCTAACTGCATCAACTAGGTTGCTATACGCGTGTTCAAACTCAGAAGAATCACCATATTCGTTATCTTCGACTGGAGTTAGCTTTGGTACTTTGATTTGTTCTGCTAGCATTTCAACGCCAGCTAGTTGGCGAATGCGATTCAAATCCATGATTAACGTCCTGTTAGAGCGTCGATGAACGCCTTGATTTCTTTTGCTAGATACTTCTGTGCAGACTTGTCATGAACAACTGCTTCAGCAAGTGTTTGAACCTTCTGGCCTTGCAATGTTTCTAGACCTTCACGGATGCTTTGTGGATATGCATCTGGAGCCGATGGGGTTGCCACGATGTCAACAGTCAAGAAGTTAAAGCCGTTAACTACGCCTTCAACAACTGATCCAGATCCGCGTGACGAAACGCCTAGCTTCAAACCACCGTCTAGCAAGTTCTTAGCTAGAACGCCCATTGGGGTATTCAATAGCTTCATCTTGCCAACAACGTTGTTGCCATCCATGCGCATTTCGGTAATGATGTGGGATACGCGCTCTAGATTGATTTGCAAATCATTTGGGTGATTCAACTCACCAGCAATGAAGTGACCTTCAGCAATGCGCTTCATGCCAATGTCAACTGCCGCAGCTAGCTCATCACGCTTGTAGACGCGCCCGTTACCATTCTTGATTTCCGACATCATCATGATGCCGTTTAGGTAGTGGTCCTTGCCATCGTTATGAGATTCTTCGATGATCGCAGCCTGAATTGGGCTTAGATTTTCAACTAAGACTAATTGTGCCATTTTGTCTCCTTAGACTTAAATTCCGGTATTTCTATTTATTCGTTCTAGATTTTTCGCTTTAAAATAAATAGCGCATTGTCAAAAAAGGGAGCCATGGCTCCCTTTTCTTTTAGCTTTCTACCGCTGACTTACGGCTAGGCTCTTCTCCTTCATCGCCGGTATCTTCTAAACCTGTCTCTTCAGGTCCTTCATCTTCTCCGCCACCTGCGGCGTCTAGGTCGCTTGTGTCGGTATCCTCTTCACCTTCCGAACCACCACCTAGATCGCCACCTTCTTCAGGTGGTTCGTACTTGACCGGATCGCGGTTCTCATAGAACTGTGGGTCGTACATCATTTGAACATCAGTGATGTCTTCGAAGTCTGCAGTCTCAGGAATCTTACGCTCTTGACGTAGCAATGCTTCATTCGTTTGGATATCGTCTTCAGTGAAGCCTAGGTAGTTCTTCATTGCGAAACGAGCCGAAATGAATGGAACGTCCTTCATCGTCGAGAATGTGTTGACCATATCCGCATCCAATGCAGCCTTACGATACAATGCAAAGTTCTGTGGATCTGGTAGCTTCAACTTAAACAAGTTTGGATCAACTGCAATGTTCGAATGGTCAAGATAGACCTTGAACTCTTCATCGAAGATTCGTTCGATCTTGGTTTGCATACGCTTGACGTAGTTTGCAAAACGCATTTCTTCAACATACGCAACACCAACCTTGCCATCGTTGTACTGCTGACCACCCTTCGCTGCGCTGTTCATATACGAAGTAGGAACACGCAAACCACGGAACAGCTTTTCTTTGAAGTAATCCAAGTCGGTGATTTCACCGAGCTGTTCACCACCCGGCAATGTCTCAACACGCGAGCCACGACCATTTGCCGAAGCTGAGAAGAAGTAGTCTTCAGCCATCGACATTGGGTTGTACACCGAATCAATCTTGTCTTGACCGTCTTGGTTATTTGGAATACGCTTCTGACGAACTTCGTTTTTAACACCTTCCAAGTACTGCTTGACCTTGTGCGGAGGCATATTCCCGGTATCGATGTAGAACACTCGACGTTCTGGTGCACGAACAACACGATAGATAACGACCGAATCTTCTAGGAGACCAAGCTGCTTGAATGCTTTCGTCACGCACTGGAGAACTGATTCACCAAATGGTGCCGATTCGCCCATGTCATCAGACAAAGTGAAGTGAACCATACCTTCGGCTGGGATGATTTCAACTTCTTCGTACGAACCCTTTTTGTTATCGCCTTTGCGTAGGTGATAGGCAATGATCTCGCCCTTGTCGTTCATCTCAATCCCGATGACTTCCTTAGGTTCAATAAACTGCCACTTCTTGTGATCGGAGTGCTTACGGAAGAAGCAGTCACCAAACTTAATCGTGTAGCGAGCGACACGGAAAATTCTATTGTCAAGGTCTTGGACATCAGTCCAGTGGCGCAATGCAGCCTTGACCGTCATCACGATCGATTCCTTGACCTCTTTGTTGTCATCGTTCTGGTAGTGAATGTCGAACGGAAGTTCCGTGATATCATTACGGGTCGACATTTCTTCAGCAATCGTGTCAAGTGCGCGCGCAACATCGACGTCATAGTCCATGGCTTCAAATTGCGTGTAACGCTGCATGCGGGTGCCTGCACCCTTCATGACCTGAGAGTACCAGCTGAAATTGGAGATCGACGAAGGATCTCCATCGGTATACGAGTCGCGTGCTACATAATCATTTTTCGCTGGTTGCGGCTTAACGATTTTGTAGTACTGTGTCCACTGTCCCATATAGTTTCCTGTTATAAATTATTGACTTATTTATCTTGTTAAAAATCAGATAGCCATGTTCATAAAGTCAGCCAGCGAAGGCGAGAATCCTTCCTTGCTTCCAGACGAGAGGCGAGCCGAGGTCGTCATCTTGAAAGCGTCTTGCGAAATCGTTAGGCTCTTGTTCGTTAAGTCAACAAGCTCAGTCATCTTGTCACGAATGTCAGACAACAAGGTTTCAGTCTGCGACTTAGACGCAGTGGCCGAACTTGTATTTGAAGTCGTATTATTGACGATGACATTTCCAGCTGCATCCTTCACGACTGTTCCACCTACACCAGACACACTTGGCGAAACACTTGCGCCCGGCATTCCTTGAATACCTTGGGCTGCCAACTGCTCGGCAGTCAAAGCTTGGCCAAAGCCATTGACCAACCCGACTGTATCCGTGCCGGTGACAGAAGCCACTCCAGAAACGCTAGAGACGCCGCCAGGGACTCCATCTCCGCCAGACTGACTAGATCTCGCAGCACGGGCCGCCTGACGATCCTTGCGCGCTTCTGCTTGAGCCTTGGTATCAAAGTCTGAGAACTTGGTATCTGATCCAGCCCAAGCACCTAGCTTCTTCAAGCCATCTGGAATCATCCACTCCGGGAGGTACTTGGTAACAGATTCAAGAAGATCAGTTCCGATCTTGACAACACCCTTAGCTAGCGAGACGCCAAGAACTGCTAGACCCTTGCCAATGAAACCAAAGATCGTAGAGAACGCATCAGCAATACCGCCAACCACAGAAGACACAAAGCCAGCAATGCCGCCAACCGCACTCGTGATCCAATCAATCCAATTCATTGGATTCAGTACAGTGATAATCGCTTTACCGATAAAGCCAATTACTGATTTGAGACCATCGTAAATTGCTGGAACTGCATCATTGACAATCCACTCAACACCTTCTTCTAGATAATCAGTTAGGACGCTTAGGCCTTTAGTCCCGATATCGTTGAACAGCTTTGCTGTTCCTTCAGTTGGAATAAGACCAAATGAAATACCGTTCAAGGCCCCAGCAATGCCAGCTGAAATCTTCTCGCCAGTCGTGATGCCATCCTTGTTGGCTTCCTTACCAAAGATCTCGGCCGCTTGTGAAACGCCGTCAAATGCTCCTGTGATCGTTTCAAACGCGCCAACAGCTAGCCCGATGAATGGCAAGGCTTTCAATCCAACCTTAGCTGCACCTTTTAATGCTCCACCAATGCCAATAGAGCCAGAGAGTTCACCAAGACCGCCAGAGGCTACGCTAGCCGCAGCCGAAGCAACTTTCTTTTTTGGTGCTCCCCATTGAAGGCTTGACACTGCTTGTTCAGCTGCAGCACCTGCGGCACCTTTTACGCCTCGTCCGCCACCACCAAAGATGCTCTTTCCAGCTCCTAGCGCTTTACCAGCGAGCGAACTTTGTCCAAGCGCCATCTTGCCAACTAGTACCAACAGGCCTCCAACACCAATCGCAATCTTAGTCAATGGGCTTTCAAGAAGCTTGCCAACAGATTCGATCTTGCCAGAGATGTTAGCCATCGCAGCAGAGACTTCACCATTACGCTTATTGGCAGCCTTCTCAGCCGGAGTCAAGCCACGATCGAGGTTTGCAGCACCCATGTTGCTAACGATTTCCAACATATGAGGACCCAAATATGATTCAGCGGTATCAGCTTGAATGTTTTGGTTATACGTCGAATTCGCTCCACGCAACTTACCAGTTGCCGCACCAAATTGCTGAGCAAACTGCTGAACTAGCGCATCATCTTGAGCAGTACGTTGTGCCGCGGTCTTGGTCATGATCATCGCGACACGGTTCGTCAATGTCGAATCGATGCCAGCCATGTTACCAGCGGCCTGCAAATTGTTGGCTTGATCAAACTTGTCTAGGGTCTTGTCGTTCTTCATGCTCTGCATGGTCTTGACAACTTCCATCGCTGCATCATTCGAGAGGCCCATGGTCGTCAAGCGCGCACGCTCGAGATTAATATCCTTAAGAAGCTGAACGCGCTGTTGCTTGTTCATGCTCTGCATGATCTTCATCGAATCGTTGTTATTGATGATCGCTTTAGTTTGCTGAGCGAGTGTTTCAATCGATTCACCAGTCGTAGAACGAAGATCCTCATACAGCTTGATTTGAGTTTCTTGAGAATTATTCAACGCCTTCTTGTTCTTGATGTCGACACCAGTAAGAAATGCGTTCTCGGTGAGGACTGCACTCGTGCGTGCTGCTTCTTCGGCAGACAAACCAAGCTGCATCAATCCTTGTCGAGAGTCCTTGAGAGAGTTGACAAACCCGTCAAGGCCCATCTTGCCGACAAGGTTCATGTTCTCTTTCGTGATCTTTGTCAAAGCTTCAAGGTTGATACCAAGGCTGATTGCGCTGAACGATAGCTTCATGAATGCTCCACCAAAGCCGTGTGAAGCGGTATCCCAGAATTGCTTATATAATTCTTTTGCACCAGCGCCAATCAGAGCAAGTGATCCTCCAAGCGTAGCCGCGTCCTGAACAAAGTGCACGCCTAGTGCGCGCGCTGCAGCCCCGGCACTATCCACTAAAGCGTTGGTCGCATTAGAAGCGTGTTGAAGCGTGTTTGCAGTCTTCTTTACCGATTGGCGGAGTTGTGCTGCTTGCTTAGCATCAGCATCAATCTTGGCTGCGGCCGCTGCATAATCCTTCTTACGAATCAGCTCTTGAACTTCTTGCGAGAGCTCAAACTGACGGCTTAATTCTTCTAAGACTTGTTTGAGCTTATTTTGATCTTTAATAGATGATAAACTAGATTCAGAAGCCTTATCAAGGATGTCTGAATATTTGCCTAGATATTCGCCAGTCTTCTCTAGAACTTCATCTAGATGCTCGGCGTTTTTCGCGGCGGTCTCGATTGACTTACCAAAGATCGAATTGCTTTTGACTAGTTTATCAAGTTGATTCGTGAGAAGCTTATTGATGGCAATATTCGATCTTGCATCTTTGACTACGCCCTTGATCGCATCCGTGTGTGCATCATGGTAGTCGTGAATTGATTCACCAGCTTTTCTGACCCCTTTATTAAAATCGGTCAGGTTTTTCTCAATCTCTTCTAGGGCCTTGTTTGAGTCTTTTAGCTGCTTGACCTGATCCTTCATACGGTCAATCCACTTGTCAGAGCCACCATCACGCGCCCCGGCACGGTGGCCACCACTACGGCCATCGCCAATAAAACGACGGAGTTCCTTGGTCAGCTCACTAAGCGCGCGGCTAACATCCTGATTTGATCTATCCGATGACATTCACAAAACCTTATAGAAGAGGGTCTATCAACTATTTATTGATTTTTGGCTCTTTAAAAACCAGATAAATATTGACATGAACCCTAACCATAAAACATCGAGTTCGAAAGACAATCAAACCAAGACAGAAGACTTGGTCTTTGATCCGTCTAAGATGACCTTCAATGACTTCATTGCAGAGAATGCGGTCATGTTCTTGCCTGGCATCAATCAAAAGATGTTGACGATGGGTGGGTTGAAGCTCGACCTCCTTCCACCTCTAGCGAAGGAATTCTTTGTCCGTTGGATCTTTGAAGTTAATCGTCCTCGATTGCTCCAGGGTTTGCCATTACTCGTGACATACGGGATCATCAAACAATGCCCTCTTTGGAAGATCATTCCAATGCCATATCGGAATATCCCATTGACAAAGGATGCTGTTGCCAATTTGAGCAAATTGATTCCACCAGAAAAAAGGCTCAAATTTAAGGGTATCAAATAACCATAAATAATTCGACTACCGAATAAGGAATACAATATGGAACAAGTTGCTCCATCAGTCAATCCACTGATGTCTAAAATCAAGCTGCCCGGAAGAATCTTCAAACTTCCATCTGGCGGTTATCTCTACAAGAATGGTGAACTATCCGAGTCGTGCAAGGATGGTGAAATTCACGTTCGCCCAATGTCCGCTCTAGCCGAAATCAAGATCAAGAACCCCGATATGCTGTTCAGTGGACAGGCTGTTCGCGAAGTTTTGGCGGAATGCGTAGAAGAAATCAAGAACCCAATGGAGCTATTCGGTCGTGACATCGATGCATTGATGTGCTACCTTCGTGTTGTCACGTATGGTCCTAAGTTCCGAATCGATGCTGATCATGGCTGTGCAGAAAGCAAGTCTCATAGTTATGAGATCGATATCGAACAGATCATCAGCAATGTTCGTGAATTGGATCCAACCACGATCGGAACCCGTTATTCAGTGATGTTGGCAAATGGCCAGAATGTGACTTTGGAACCAGTTCGTTTCCGTCATATCGTTGATCTTCTGCAAACCAATAACAAGGATGTTCCGACTGCTCAGGATATTCAGGCCAATATGGTAAAGAATTTGCTGAACATGATCAACAACATCGATGGTATTACAGATAAGGCCATGATCAAGGAATGGATTGAAGGCGCACCAGCTCCATACATCAGTGCGATTGCTGATGCATTGGATAACTCGAATGAGTGGGGTCCTAAGTTCGAGCAGCAGGTCACATGCCGCGATTGCGGACAACCAATGTTGGTTGAGTTGCCACTTAATCCGGTAAATTTTTTTTCCGGATAATCAAATCTGGTGATGGGAAGCAAATTGCCGAGTACATCGCCCAACTCGGCAATGAGACACGTAATATCTTGAACTCGGTATTGGAATTGGTTTACTTCATGAGAGGTGGATTGAGCTATACCGAGTCAATGAATATGTCTGCTGGTGAACGAGAAGTCGTAGTTGATTTGGTCAACAAGCAAATCAAAGCAGCTCGTGATAATCCGCAGGCAGTGATTTCCATTTGATTATCCAATCCCACGAAGTGCAATGAATCGCTTCTCCTCATTGCACTTCTTCCAGTTCACTGGAACTCAATCATAAATCTTCTATCGGATTTGTCTTCTCGACTTATCTGCAATTCACTCGCTGTCGCTCGTTGAAGGACTCACACTTCGTGTTCGTCCTTCATAGGTCTCTCGATTTCTCATTTCGTAGATACATTGAGGGTATATAGAGAATCTAGAATGCCCTAGCGCCTTGCGGCGCCGAACAAAAATCGCTTCACATGCGATCCTTTGGTTTCACACTTCAGGACTGTTGTCCAACCTGCCCAGGTACTGCTTTACCAGGATTTGTGTGTGTCTGCATACAGTGACGCATACCAAGAGAAACTATTAACCAAAATTCGTCTCTCTTCCGAAGGCTATTGAAAGTCTTCATCTGGGGAATTTATATTGAGATCAATATAACCGAGTGATCAACATATGGACGTTTTGTTGATTCTTCACAACGACGATTATCAGGTGCCTATCGCGTACTCGGGTTTGTTGTGGATTCTTGACCTCCCATAGCAAGTCTCACCACCAGGCAGGTTTATCGACTCCTGCTCCTGAACATATTTGGAATATGGGTGTAATAAAAAAGGGTCCACCTTGTGAGAGTGGACCCTTTGAGACTGTTAGTCTTGGGTGTGCTTCTTGCTCAGTTGATGAGCGCGAACATCCTTCTTGAACTTCTTGTACAACCCGCGCGCCGATTGCTCATTGACTGTGATCGTGCCTTGCGTCTTGACCTTCTGGAGTTGATCGGTGCCATCTAGACCCTTGCCCCATTGATACGCGTACTGATCACGTTCCGAATAGATCAGCGGCTCGGTGGCCATTTGTTCAGCTAGCTTACGTAGTTTCTTCGCGAGTTTTTGATTCATAAAGTTCCTATTATTATGTGATGGATCCGTTGTAACGCGGATTTTTGTCAGTGTCGATATGATCGACTAAATACCCCAAGCTAGAACCGAACAGGAGAATTTCCCATCGATCAGGCATTGGTGCGCCAGATTTTCCTAACTTGGGTCTCAGAATCATGTGTCGATAATTTCCACGTCTCATGTTCTCGATGTAGAAAGGATTTAATCCCTCAACTTCGACCTTATGAACAGTATTGACTTTGAAATTCCTAACACGATTCTTTGTTTGCTCTAAATACTTCGCAACGTCAATCTCATCAATCGTAAACAACACTTCGCCATACTGAACTGACCGATGGCTAATGATATGTGGACTTGGAAGACGACGCTTCGATTTATTCTTCAAGAAAAACTTCTCAACGCTATCTAGCAAATGGCGAAACATGGTTGGGTTCATTCCATGGGAATTTTTCACCATTTCGCCAATCCGTTCCTTTGTCAAAAGAAACAGATCATTGTCGCTATTGCGTGCAATGAGCGGAGCAACCTTACTTTCTAATTCTAGGTAAGTTCTGTAAGTTCCAACGACTTGGTGACCAATGTCATCGTAGTTGCTCGTCATTCTAACGATGTCGGTCCGATAAGGACCATCACTCGTTTGATTGGGCTGATTGTACACACGTTTCTGTGGTTTGTAAACCCCGTGCATAAATTATGTCATCCAAAATGATGGATGCTTAATCAGGTCGGCGAAATAGCAAACCTTAATCCCATCGAGCAACGTAATAAATTTGACATCTGCCGGAAGCCCAATATCAGCTTCAACCACTGCGTAGATGCTGGTGTTATTCCATTTGCAGATCAGGATGCCTCTCTTATCAACCTTAGCGGCGTCAGTGGCGGCTTCCTTAATCCATGAGTAGATATTAGACGTCCCAGCCAGAAGCGCCTCCATGCGCTCTGCCTCTTTGTACGCCTTACACTCAACCACGAAATTGAATCGTGGATTTCCATCAACGCACTCATTGGCAGGAACAACATCACCAGTGAATAGCGCAAGAGTCAGCTTACTGTAATCGCCCATCGTTTTCGCGTTCATCCCGCCCACGATTGCGCCAGACATCTGACTCTTCTTGAATTTAAGCGGAGCTAAACCCTCATTCAGCAGCTTGCTGACCTTGAGTTCGAATGCTCCGCCCTTTGCTTTACTGTTTACTTTCTTCTTCGGCTTCTTTTCTTCCGACATCTTTTAATTCCTCGTTAAACTCTGCAACAATATAGAGTTTAGGAAGAATCACTTCAATGTCTCTCAGCTTAGTGACATCAAAATCGCCAATGTCGTATGACAACGTCACATGCGGATGATACTCCGGAAAATCATGTGTTGCATTAAAATATCGCCTTAATTCCTGATGCCTCTTGGTCATGAAATAAGACTCAATTTTCAGCACGCAACACCTAGTTATCTCTCCAGTCTTTCTATACCCAGATGCGCCATCTGATCGACTTTCAAAAACATCAAAGCCGATAGGATAGGCATGCCATGTATTAAGTTTTATTTCTGGAGCCGGGAATTCAATTTGGTTGCGACTGTATACGACTGTGCTGTGATATTCGTTAGGGTCCAAGGGATTAGGTATCCCATTCATGAGAGAATATTCATGCAGAACCCTAACGGTATCTTCTCTAAACTTTACTGCTACAAAAGTACCGTTAGTGTTTGTCATATTTATAGTTTGATTTTATTCGTCATCGTCGTATTGAATCGGCTCATACGCTGATTCATCACCAACGTAGACTTCAATCGTTTTGACGTTTTTCTTTTTCAATGCTTCTAGGCGATGCGTCCCGTCAATCATGTCTTTATTAACTGGGTCCCAAACAATAGGCGGCATCGTCTTAGGATCCATCGCCATATATTGTTCGACCATTTGGTCATTGATCTGATAGTCTGAACTCAACTCAGCGACTTTCATTTTCTTCTTATGATAAGTACCAAATTGGTAGATTCTATCGGTCAAATTTCCTTCATCAAAATCCTGTTCTCTACTATGGATCTTTTGAACCAAACTAACTAATTGGCTAGCAGTAATAGTAGTTGGATATTTTCCTTCATACAATTCTTGAATTTTCATAGGGCCTCTATTTTATCAATGCTTGAGAATCCATTCTCAAACTTCACCAGCATCTCT